TGCACGCCTGATCTATATTATCAAGAATTCAAAACAGAAGGTGCAGACCTTCGAGCCTGGAAACACAAGGCACTAAAACGAATTGACATGTACAATGAATTGAGGTTTGATGAAAAAGAGAAAGCAAAGGTGGAACTTAGGGCTACAGACTTCACCGGGAATGAACAAGATTCTGAATAATCATGCTGAATGGCTAGATTATAACGTTTCTAAAGTAGCTGGGAACAAATGCAGGAAAGATGCATTAGAATACGCGCAACACAAGGACCCGAGACAAACGGGAGCAAGGAGGAAAAATGAACGACAATCTATTTAGAACAATTCTAAAGAGGTATGAAGCTGAAATTGAAGATGCACACTACAAGATAAATGCTATCTGTGAGCATAACCTGGTAATTCCAGAGCATATCGACATCACAGGAGAGGTCGATAAACAGCTGGAACGTATCGCGGCGGCTGAAGACAAGTTGGCAGCAATGAGGAAATATTATGGCGAAAAGAAGGCAGGGACAGTATTATAGAGTTCTCACAGATAATTTAGTGTTACTGAAAAAAAACATGAAAAAAAAGTGGAATAATGTCCAAAACAAAAATTATATAGCAATACCAACGATTATAATCGATTTTAGTGGACATTTTAGTGGACATTTTTTAGTTAAGTGGACATTATTTTATGTCCATCAGTGGTGCCTTTCGCGCGCGCCAAAGCTGAATTTTGTATAGCAATTTATCTGTAGAAACTCTATAGTGAGATATGCCAAAAAAATCTAGACGTATAAACAGCTACACAAAATCTAAAACTGTTAAAGAACAGGTTCCTTTTCCGTACAAACGTGTGCGTATCGATTGGATTGATATCATCACTGAGGGTGGTTGGGGTTCTGAAAAAGAATTTAAAGATATGAAATTAGCGACACCTGTTAGTGAAGGTTGGTTGTTTAGTAAAGATAGTGAAACTGTAAAAATATTTGCAGGTTATGATGTAGAACAAGATGGTTCTATTCACTTTTCAGAACGTTCTGTTTTTCCGACTTCTTGTGTGAAGAAGATAACGAAGATTCACTAGATGGAGTCACATTTATTAGTTGACCGTAATCGTCTAAAATTTGTTTCATCTTTGCTTCT